GCGGCCCATGACAGCATAGGTACCCAGTGTTTTGTTTTGCTTACGGTTGTAGTTTGCAATTGCCAGTGAGATCACACAGTCATCGTGTAACCCACTTGGATGGCCGTACCTGATGTTACGGGTCTTAGGATTATATTCATATGTAAACACTTCGAGCTCGCTTAGAAGCGGTGCAAATGTAGTAGCATCCGGTATACCAATGGTGTCCTCGTTCATGTCAAGTATTAAGCCTTCAATGATTTCATTCTTGGATTTACTTGTAGTCATAAAGGGATGTGTGTCAGCCCATTGTTGTTTGACTTGCTCGAAGATTACATCACCTATGGAGTTGACCTCTATCATTACTGTGGCATTGTAACGCTTTACTCTTGTAATGATCTCTCTTGTCATTGTAGTCCACTCTTGTGCATTGGCTCTATAGATGTCTATTACTTTACCTTGCGCATTCATAAACGTGGCCACGGTGAAGTCTTCTTGCTTACCTAGATCTACTCCGCAATAGATCTTTGAGTTGTTCTGGCCCCATGTAGGCATTACATTACTCTGTAGGTTTGAGAAGACCTCACCTCCACTGTCAATAAATTTGGCTAGGTATTCTTGTTGGAAGACATTAGGTGGTAGGGTTCTCTTTGCATCTTCTATCTCTTCTGGGTTTATGTATGGTGTATCGTATGAACTACCTGTATATGCTTTATAGTTATCGTAATCGTTTGAGCGCGCGAGTTGGTATAACTCATGAAACCAGTTCTTGCCTTTCGGCGTAGAGATGAACAGGACTTTCTTACCACGTACTAAGAAGACTGGCTTGATCGCTTCCTTCCATGCATCCTCTTTCATAAAGGCAGCCTCATCTAAGATACCATAGTCTACTGTTAGACCTCTTATGTTATCATACTTCTCTGCTGATCTAAAGATAATCTCACTACCATTCTTTAATCTAATATAGTTATCTGAGTAGTTACAGTTTTTTACTATGCCTGATGCGCCGATGGCCTGCATTAGTTCTTTCTGTACCTTAGTAGTCTGCGAGTAGACTGGTGACACCCAGAGTACTTTCACTGGTCCGTTGTTAATCATCCAATACAGAGAGAGGTTGATCGCCATTAAGGACTTGCCAAACTGACGACCAACACAAGCAACATGGTATTTAGCTGAGCTGCCAATAATATCATTGACCATGTCTCTCTGTTTAGGATGTGGTGTAAAACCAGTGTAATTCATTTACTCGTCTATTCTGTTAACGTCATCATTTATATCAGGTCCGAATGAGAACTTAATATCTTTAAATAGATCTTCACCATCTTGTCCAGTGATTTCTTGTCTTGCTAACTTAGGTATAATATATTCAGATAGCTTTAGCATTAGATCCATTGCTTTTGCTGGATCTTCTTGTGCTGTTTGCATTAACCATCTATTCATATTATCTAAGTTATCTTCTGTTAACTTTTGATAAGCTTCTCTAATAAGTTTTGTATTCTTATTCTTTGTGCCTTTTTTACGGCCGGCGCGATTGATGTTCTCATCGCCTCCTCTAAACTCTCCCATCTTCTTTAAGTGTTTTATTTAAGGTTTTAATTGTTTGTTTAGCTATCTCGAAAGACTTAGCCTTCATAGTAGCTACAGGGAAGTCATTCTCATTAAGAGTATACTTACCTGTCTTTGTTTCGTAAATTGTGTATGATTTCATATTCTATCTTTAATCTTTTTTTAATGTTAAGTACACAACGGCCACAAGACGACACAGGCTTGTTATCTCCAGTTATCCTGTTGTAAACATCATATAGCTCTTTGGCTTGCTCTTGTGTCATTCTAACGTTACCCAGTAATGTGTAATTGTTATGTAACCAGTCGTAATCTTCGTTTGTCATAATAGTATTTTTAAATATAATTCACTAATAATTGATGCTAGTGCTGCATATAAGATACCTTCGTATCCATATAGAAATATAAAAGGTCCGACATTTAACCAAAAAGTTAAACACATATTACATTTCATTGGTTTATCTGGCATCCAGTCAAACTGACTAAAGAACTCTGCACCTAAGTGACCAAGCCCTGCTGCTCCTAATATCATTAATATTAATTCCATATCTCCATTGTTTGTTTTATATAGTCTTTACATTCTTTTACTGCTTGACTAATAGTTGTACGTGGTATATTAGTTATACGTGATAGTTTAGAATAGTTTGGCTCTGCTAACCACATTTGAAATAGTTTAACTCTAAACCACTGTTCTATTGTATCTGCTTCCATATCTTCCATTATACCCTGGATTGATTCTATCTTTAAGTCCCATTCTATATCATAGTCTTCATCTGCTATTCTTTCTGCTGTTTTATCGTAAAGCTCATGCACGCGCCCAGATTGACGATATAACTTATGATAAGGTGATGTACCAGAATGAAAAGATCTATGAATGATACCACTTAAGAATAACATACCCTGACCTTTGTCTACTATCTCCTGTCCTCGCTTATGTTGCATAAACTGTTCTATAGCATAATGTGCTACATCTTCAGCCTCTTGCGATTTACATATACGTTTAGACATTAGTATAATTTTATCGTAGTTATTAGTCAGGAATGTATTCAAAGTAGTCAAATATATCTTTCATTATTGCACACTCTTCGTATGCTTCTTCGCGTAATGCGATAGAGTATCTAAATGCCATTAAGGCTAATGCCTCTTCTACATCATTCATACTCTCGTCTAAGTATTTCTCTAACATAATATCACGGAAGCTTTGTCTAGTCTCTTCATCTGCTTTAAAGTAAACACCTATTATCTTCCATGCCTTTTTCTTCATTGCTATCATTTCTTATACCCACTTCTACTAGTATAATTAAATACTTCTCTATCAAATCTATACATAGGTGTGTATGCAGGTCTACGTTCTTTATCTAAGCTTATATTATCTGGTTCTAATAAGTTATAGTTACTACAGCCCATTAGGTATGACCATCTAAGTTGTGCACCATGCGATGTTATTTTTACAATCTTTGTACCAGTTCTAATTGAATTCATATAAAATACAAAGTGTTCACGTGACAGTTTAGCTATCTTGCAACATTTTATATCTATGTGATTCATTAGTACTTCATGTATGTTGTTTTCTTCTCTATTAACTATACGTCTTATATCAGAACCGTATACATCTAATGGTTTACCTGTTAGACTATACTCAATAGATATTCTACGTAAGAAAGCAAATAACATGCAAATGCCTTCGTCGTCAGTGTTTACCCAGTTAGGTACTTTAATTTGTATCTCCATGTTATATTTATCCTCTTAACTTTTTCAACATATCTTGTACTTCAGGTATAGTCTTGTTCATTTGTAACTGAAAGGCAGCCATGTCTCTTTCCTTGTGAGGAAGACTTTTTAAATAGTCTTCCTTACTATAATACCCTTTAGGGGTATTGGCAGACTTTTTGTCCATATTGATACGGACTTTTTGTCCATATAAAGCTTTAAGTTTTTTACTAGGCATGTATTGATTTGCATTACGTTGATGTCTACCTGACTTAACAGTAATTAACTTAAGCTCTTGTAACTGCTTTATATCTCTCTGTACTGTTTTACCAGATACATTGATTAATTTACCAAGAGTACTGTAACCACCTATTAAAGGCTTACGGTCATGACTAAAAGATATTATGATATTAGCAAGGAGTAGTTGACTAGGTGATACGCCTAGTTGTACGAGTGAGTCTACTACTGCGTATTTAAGATATTTAATGTACATATTATTATATTTTATTATTATACGGACTTTTTGTCCATTGTTTCAGCGTATGCTCTAATAGGTCTTGCGACTCTACTTGGTGTAAACCCTAAACGTTGTTGTATTTGTTTACGAGATAGGCCATTAAGATGTAAATCTACAATCCATGCATCATGTTCTTGACGTGTCATTTCAGGTGGTAGTATACTCTGTTCACTAGGAGTCCATTCATTGTTATGTTTTCTTTGTAAGTATCTCCAACGATTCTCTTTATTTGTTACCCACTGTAGGTTCGTGTAGTGATTATTAGTCTTATTACCATCTAAATGATCTACTGTGATTTCTCTACCACTAGTCACACCGAATGGATTATTACAAAACATAATTGCTACAAGTTTGTGTACGTATTTGTTTAGTAAGTAGTTCGGAGATAAGGCAGCATATCTACTACCCTCGTGGCCGCCTGTTAGACTAACCTTAGGCCATTTAGTAGAATGGTTATAGTTATTAGTTATCTTTACTCTACCGTGGTCTGAGATCCACCAGTATCGTTCTCTGCTTGCTATAGCATTAACACCACCAGTCTTAGTAATGTCAAATTGTTTCCATTGTTCTTCCATAATTGTTTATTGTATATTAGTTATATGTTATATATCCCCTTTGTTTTAGAAAAAAGTCGGATTCCTATAAAAGGCCGAAGGGCCCTCGAATGAGGACCCTTCTAAATATAATAAAATAAACAACCATTATGAAATGGCTATGCGAGGATTAATGACAAACCTCAGGTATTATATATCGCTATATAATTTTGTTTCAGGATTACTCTGCTTTTAATGCTTCAATTTCAGCGTATACTTTCAATAGCTCTTCTTCTTTACTAGCTATTTGTGCATCAACATCTATTTCAACCTGTTCTGTTTTAACTAAAGTAGCAACTCCGTTGTTACTAATGTATTCTTCTACTGTTTGTGTTTTCATATCTTAATTTATTTATATTAATTAAATCCACATCACCATTAGTGGATTACTAGTTTGTGCTCCGTATGTAACGTTAGCTGTTGATTTATCACCAATTGTTGCTGGTAATGCTACACCCGGAGCAACTCCAGGTTTTACTGATGGAGACATAGCTCTGTAGTAAGTAGTATTTTGCATGGATCCACCCCAACCAGAGAATACTGTTTGTGACCATCCTCTCATTCCAATTGCATTATCAGATCTAAATGCTAAGACTGCTATCTGACCATTAACTTTACCACTAGGCATTGTAAATGGAGTACCTAAGGTAATGATTTTATCTCCAGTAGTTGAACAATCAACTGTACCTAATGAAAGTAATCGATCTTTAACATATATGAAACCATCAGAATCTACATCTGTATCATAAAATGCAACTTCTGCTGTTCCGCCTGCTAAAGCACCAGACACTGAAACTAATAATTTAGAAATAGTATTACCTTCTGCAAGTGGAACTAGTTGCCACATTGCAGCATCATTATTTTGACCAGCAGTTGTACTACCATAGCCTGAAAGCATTTGATTAGTTTTAAACTGTTGACCAGCATTTTCATTATATGGTACTACACCTTTCATAGCACTTGCTCCTATTGCAGAGAATGCTTGTGCTGCACCACCACCACCGCCTGATGGTGTGTTAATCCATGATAAGTTACCTGAACTATCAGCCTCTAGTATCTGTGTACCTGCTGACTGTACGTTAGGAAACTTAAGTGAGTATGTTGCTCCACCTGCGTGTGCTGGTCCTTCTAGTGTTACGTTGTGTGCTCCTCCTGCATCTTCACAGTATAACTTTAATTTACCAGCATCAGTACCGTCACCTTTAATATCAATTTGATGAGCTGATACTTCAGCAGCGTTTGTCATATCTACGTTAGTTGTTGGTGCTCCAGGATAAGGTAGACCAAATTCATATGTACCATCAGAAATATTACATGTACCTGATAGGGCATTTACAAATGTTACACCAGTTAGAGATAAATTCGCTGAGTCAAGATTGATTGATCTAGTAGCTGAGGTAAGGTTAACAATGTCACCAATACCTATACCTGTACCATCACCAATAGAGATAGGTAACTCTGTACCGTCTCCGTATTGTAGTTTTACAGGTGGAAATGGTGCAGCACTTGTATTATTTGCTGTTTTAATCAGTCCTTGGTATGACTGATCTATTTGTTCGTTTTGTAATGAAGCCATATTATTCGTTTTCTAATTTTAAGGCTGCAAGCTCTACTTCTAATGCAGCTATTTCTTTTTCTATTCTTTCGATCTCAGAGATGTTTTTCTCATCATCCGGTACTCTAATTATGTTACCGTCTTCGTCGTTTATATATTTTACGTATCCGCTCATAGTCTTAGTTTATTTTTCTAATTAATGTACCGGCTGTACTATAAGAACCTGTAGTTGAGTCACTCCATAATTGATAGTAGATGTACTGATCGTTTGCCCAGTTAATATTATATGTTACTGATGGATCTGAAGATTGCTCAGCATTTACATCATTCGAACTTCCATAAGGCATTAAGAATGTTCCACTAGAATTAATATACATTTTTCTACTATAGTAAATACTTTTACGTGAGTTAGGTGATTGCGCTTGTCCCATTGAAAAGTTGTTACCACTTGCAGGTGCTTGACCTACTGTTTGTGCTGTATCTGAAATCCATATAGATGAATAACCCCAGTTATTTAAACCGTCTCTATATTCTATATCATTCATTTCAATTACATCACCTGTAGTAAATGAACCACCTGGAATTGTAAAAGTAGAGTATACTAAATCATTCGCAACGTGTGTGCTTGTAGACCAGTTAGTACCTCTAAAAGATACAATACCTCCACCGCCACCACCTGCAGCCCAACCGTAGTCGTAGTCTGTACCAGTAGTTTTAGTTAATACTTGACCAGATGTTCCTCCAGTCGGTGCTAAACCGTCTAGACCTGATACAGTTGCTCCTGATAAGTCTAAAGGACCTGCAATTGTATTAGTAGTAGGATTTGTTACAATGTAGTTACTACCTGCACCAACCCCTGCATTATTTGCATCTACTACTAAATATTGTGATGCTGTAGCATCATCTAATCTAATACCAACATCTTTTATTTCAGTACTACCTCCGCCAGCGGCGTATTGTTTAAAGTACTGTGTACTGATATTACTACCTAGTTGTAGTTCAGTCTGTGACATTTTTATCATACTGCCATTACCTGCACCATCTGTTATCGCATTGAAGCCATTGGCTTGTAAAGCAGCATTATCACTTGTTTTAAGTAATCCAAGGTATGAACTTTGGATTGGATTTCCTGTTAATTGAGCCATATTATCTCTTTTTTAATTTTATATTGATTCCCAGTTATCTGGTTCTGATTCCCAGTTATCACCGGCACCTTCCCATAATACTTGAACTGGCGGTGCTGCACAAGGTGAAGTGGAAGACCACACTCTTGTTTCTACACCAAAGTTATTTTGATTACCTCCCCAAGTACATGGATTAGCTGGTGCTCCACCATTACAAGCGTTATCTGCTATTGCATACCACCATGAACCATTCTCTGGTGCACCTATACTATAATAATTAGCTAAGGCAATAACCCATGAGCTATTTACTGGTTGTGTTACACCTAATTGGTAACATAATGTTTGTAACCACGAACCATTTACAATGGTTGTAGCGCCTAAATAAATTGCGTATGCAGAAATCCAACTACCATTGGTAGGAGTAGTTACTGCACCGCCTGAGGCACATTCTACGTAGTCTTTTAGTACTGATTTTATATCCATCTACTTAGAAATATAATTTTAGTTAGAGTTGTTTAATTTCTTAAGAGCAACTTTTAGTTTTTTAATATTCTGCTTAGTC